CATCTTGTAATTCAAATACTGAAGATTTTCCAGCATTTCATAAGATGTTGATAACGCAACTTGCATTTACCGAACTAATAAATCATTTTGTAAATTACTTAAAAATATGATTGATAAAACCATCATTCATAAAACTATCATTATAGTTGTCTATATATAATAAATAGTATATATATACAATAAATTACAATTAAATATGAAATTATATCCACAGCAGAAACCATATTATACTTTTTTATTTGAAGTTGATAAATGTTGTAATGGAACACCTATTAAAATATTTGTTTCATGTTATGGAAATCCAAAAGGTTATCCTGTAGTTTATTTACACGGCGGGCCTGGACACCATTCCAGTAAAGAAATCGCGCGTTTATATAATTTAAAAAAATATAACCTAATTATGTTTGATCAAAGAGGTTGTGGTAAATCTACTCCAAAAGCGTTAACTGAAAATGGTAAAAATACCACGCACACAAGTATATCAGATATGGAAAAAATAAGAAAGGAAATATGTAAAACCGATAAATGGTTGGTTACTGGTGGAAGTTGGGGAACTTGTTTAGCTATGTTTTATGCGCAATATCATCCAAAACAAACAAGTGGTTTAATATTACGCGGATTCGTAGATTTATCTACAGAACGTGAATTAGACAACGAAACTTATAAAGCTTTATATCCAGACATATTAGATAATCTATTTTCATCAGTTAGATTAGATTATAAAAAATCTTCTGAAAAAAATATGGCCAAAAGATTATCTTTAAAGTTGAATCGTGGATTTGGAAAGTTAAATAAGTGTGGAGAAAATAAAAACAATAAAACAAGGCGTAAAATAAAGAACATCCCTAATTCAGTTATAAATTCTTTGAAATTATTTGATTATGATTATAGTCATTCAATATTATCACCCAAAGAACAGAATAGATTAAATAAAAAGAATAAAAAGGATACTATTTACGATTCTTATTATAGTAATAGAATATACCTTCATTATATATTAAATAATTTTTTTGTAAAACCAAAACAACTGATTAAAAAGATAAATATTGATAAAATCAAAAATATTCCGACTATTTTTGTTCATGGTAGATTTGATGTAATATGTCCCTTGAAAATGGCTTACGAAATGCATAAACAATTAAATAATAGCGAATTAGTAATAGTTACTGGAGGTCATAGTAGCACTGAAAAAGAAATTGGAGAGGCATTGGTTGATGCTTCAAATAAAATGTTAAATAAATTACTTAAAAATATAACGTAACAAAATAACATATAACAGAAATATTTATATGTTATTTAATTTATTTAATTTTAAACGTGCATTATGGAGTACCTTTTTTTTAGTTAATTTTGTATATGTTGAAGGTTTTAAGAAAGATCCTTGGCAAAAAAATTCGTGGAGAAATAAACCTACATTACAGCAACCTAAATACGATAATTTAAATGAATTGGTAGAGGTAGAGCAAGTTTTGGGAAATTCAGTCCCACTGGTTATTGCTGATGAAATAACAGGTCTTAAAAATGATTTGAAGTTGGTTGGTGAAGGGGAAAAGTTTCTATTTATGGGCGGTGATTGTGCCGAAACTTTTAGAGAGCATTCTGCTGATAATATTATTAAAAACTTCCAATTATTTATGATTTCTACTATTTTATTAATGAATGGAACAGGTAAAGAGGTAGTTAAAATAGCAAGAATGGCTGGACAATTTTGTAAACCAAGAAGCAAAGATACAGAAACAGTAGATGGAACAGAATATATGGCATATAAAGGTGATATGATAAATCTAGAACCGTTAGATAAGAGAAAACCTAATCCATTTTTAATGCTAAGAGGTTATAATCAGTGTGTACAAACAATGAACTTGCTTAGAATATTAAAACAAAGTTGTTTTTCAAACATAAATATATCAGAATGGGAAACAGAACTAGAAGACTCTATTTATAAGATGAGTTCTTTATCGGAATTAATAGATAAGTTAAAAGAAAATCTAAGATTCTTAGATGCGTGTGGTATCAATAATAGTAATACACATTTAAATAATGTTGAATTGTATACTGGTCACGAAGGATTACTATTAAACTATGAAGAAGCGCTTACGCGAAAAGATAGATATACAAATAATTATTTTGATTGTTCGGCACACTTTTTATGGATAGGTGAAAGAACTCGTAATCTTGATGGAGGACATATAGAATTTTTTAGAGGAATAGAAAATCCTATTGGTGTAAAAATATCGGATAAAATAGATAAGGATGAATTATTAAAAATGTTATTCATATTAAATCCAGATAATGAAATGGGCAGAGTAACACTTATAACCCGTATGGGTGAAAAAATAAATGATAAGTTGCCAGAGTTAATAGATATTATTGAAGAAAATAATAGAAAAGTTGTTTGGGTATGTGACCCAATGCATGCTAATGGTATAACAGAATATGGAAAAAAAACAAGAAATTTAGAGGATGTATCAGCTGAAATATCTGCTTTCCTCGGTATACATACTGAAAAAGGTACTGTTCCGGGCGGCATTCATTTAGAGATGACAGGGAAAGATGTAACTGAATGTTTAGGTGGCAAATATCTAGAAGAACCATCTGCTGATTTCTTGAATAAAAATTATGAAACGTCTTGTGATCCAAGGTTAAACTTCTTTCAAACAATAGAGGTTATTGAGGAAGTAATAGAACAATTGGTGCTTATTGATAAATTTAAGGCATTAGATGATTATAAGTTAAATATGTTAAATAGTTTAATCATCGAATAGTTTAATCGTTTAATTATTTTAATTAATTAAAAATTGGGGTCTGTTATCATTATTTTTTAATCTTCTTCTTAAATTATTGTGTTTTAAATTATTGTGTCTTTTATTACTGTGAGTTAAACGACGCAATTCATCTTTTGGACTTTTTATACTTTTTAGAATTTGTGTATTTTTTTGATTTTTTAGACTATTATCAATGTTTCCGACATCCTCATATATTTTATTATTTCCTGTATATTTTTTCCATTCTTCATTAAAATTTTCTACGTCTTCTTCTTTCATTCCATCTAATCGGTCGATTGTATTTTTATCATCATTGCTACTATTTAATTTTTTTTCAGTTATAATAGTTCTTCCTCGTTCACCTATACTTCTTTGAACAGCTATCCTTTCTTTACCTGAATAATTATCAGCACAATATTCATGTCTTTCAGATATATCATTTGGTCCCCTAAATTCTGAAAAAGAATGGGAATATGTATAAGGTCCTTTTACATTAAATAATTCATCATTCATAAATTTATTGTACATACTATAGTCAGGTATTATAGGGAGTTTATCATCATCGTTAAATATATTATTTAATGCATTACCAAATGCTGTATTGCTTTTAAAATGTTTATTTACAAGTTGATTAACATCATCAAAAAATTCATTAAATTCATTAAATTCACTAAATACAGGAGATAATAAAGGGGAGGTTAATAAATGTCCTGCCATTGGCATATTTTGAAGAATATTATGAGGTGCAGAAATAGTATTATTTTGTGAAGATATAACGTGATTATTATTAGACATTTATATTTATTAAATATAAAAATATATCATTAAATTATACATTTAATTATATATTTTAATTAATATATGGATAAACCATTTGGATTTGTTAAACAACCATTAAATTATAGCAAAATTGAGATACAAGGAGTAAAATGTAAAGGTTGTAAAGGTTGTTCAAGTTGCAAATCTGTTAGAATAAAATGTAAAGGTTGTAAAGGTTGTTCAAGTTGCAAAAATAATACTCAAGAAAAGTGTTATATTATGTAACCAATTGAATTATGTAATTATTGTGATATTTTGTATATTATAATAGTTTGTTATATATATAATTATTAAATGACTTTTTATGGAGCATTGGGAGCAGGTTTATGTATTTGGACGATTAGACCTTTTATTGATAAAATGGTTGTTACCAAAGCAGCAAACATATTAGATATTGCTATATTAAGATATATTTTAGCAGGTTTTATAGGTTTATTTATAACTATTGTAACATTAAGAGGGAAAAAGGTTTTTAATTACGAAAATAAAATTTTGGTTTTTACGTTCTTATTATCATTAGTTAGTTTCATTTCAATGTATATATGGTTTTATTTAATTACAAATTTTGATGCAGCATTTACCTTGGCTGTTATTAATCCAATTACTATAATTACAACCATGATAGTAGGTTATTTATTTTTTAATGAAGAAATTACACGTCAGCAAGTATTAGGAACAATTATTGTAACTATAGGTTTAGTAGTATTAATTATGGGAAAATCTAAACAAGTAAAAAAATTAAGTAAGAATTAATGTAATGGTTCTACAAATGTAATGGTTCTACAAATGTAATGGTTCTACAAATGAAATGGTTCTACAAATACAAATGCGATAGACTTACTTTTTCTTCTTTCTTTATCAATTTCTGAACAACATCTGTTGTAACCGTATAAGGGAATTCTACTTTGATTGAAAGATCTTTCTTAAACAAATTAGTATCTGGTTTCATAAGTCGATATAAATTAAGCTTTGTGTATATTATCTCTATACAACGCTTGATATTTCTAACACCTTTCTCCTCATCTGTATAATTATCAATTATATATTTTATTACATCATCTGGAATAATTATATCGTCTTTTTTAAATCCAACATTTTCCTGAATTTTAGGAGATAAATAATCACTACATATTGTGGTCTTTTCTTTGATGTTATAACCTTTTGTGGTTATCTTATACATTCTATCACGCAAAATTGGGTTAATGCGCTCCTCGTCGTTATAACTGAATATAAATAGTGCTCTACTTAAATCAAAATCTATTTCACTAAAATATTTATCATGAAATTGGTTATTTTGTGATGTATCTGTAAGGTGCGTAAGAATGCCTATAATTTCCTCACCTTTTGCGGTATCACTTACTTTATCCAACTCATCAAAATAGAATACTGGATTCATACATTTACTTTGAATTAGAATATCTACAATTTTACCCCATAAACTACCTTCATAAGTATATGAATGTCCTTCCAAAAATGAACTGTCTGTAGCACCGCCTAGTGGAATAAATGCAAACGGTCTTTGCAAAATTTTACTAATTCCTTCCTTAACAAGAGTTGTTTTACCTGTTCCCATTGGTCCCTTAATAGCAATTGCTGTTCCAACTGCCTTAGGATTACTAATAAGTTGACCGAATAGTTGCATTATTTGCATTTTAGCATCATCTAATCCAAACGCAGCTTCATCTAAACACTTCTTAGCATTATCCATAAAATCGTGACACTTATCTACACCATCATCCATAGTAATATCTAATGTCTTATATTTATTGAATGGTATTTGCATAAAAGTATCAACCCAAGTTTTAATCTTATAATACTCACCATCACTTGGACCCATATACTTCAAAGAATTAATCTTTTTAAAAGCATGTGCTTTGTATTCATCGGGTATTTCAGAATCCAAAAGGGTAATTCGGTATGGTTTACTTACTTTAGATATCTTAATAACATCGTTTAATTTAGATATAACATCTCGCTGTTCATCTACAGTTATTTTCTTAAAATATTTATAATCATTAATAACATTTTGCTCTTTTGCTAATTTTTGGAATTTCTTAAAATTCTTATCTTTTTGCTTTTTATCCTTCTTTTTATCTATTTTCTTTTGCTTGCTAATGCTATCAGTAAGTTTTTTATCTATACCACCAAGTAACTCTTTTGATTTAGCAGTTTTCTTCAATTCATTTGACAA